GCCTGGGCAGTCGCCGGCAGCGGCCGGAGTACGGCAGCAAGATCCCCTTGTACGTCGACATGCCGATTAACGAAGGCTGGAAAAGTTCGGTGCAAGCCGAGGCGGTCCGCGCGATCGGGCGGTGGGAACCGCGCGTCAAGCTGGAGCGCGTCCGCGCTCTCTCGGTGCTTGGCGGGCAAATCAATCTGAGCATTGCCGGCGAGTACCTCGGCGACCGTTTTCTGTTTGAGGTGAGCGTATGAGCATCGTGGATCTGTCGGCGTTGCCGGCGCCGGACGTGCTGGAACCGTTGGACTTCGAAGTCACCTATGACGAAGCCCTGGGCACGTTTCGCGGCTACATGGGCGACAACTGGAGCGCGGCAATTGAGAGCGATCCGGTGGTGAAGGTGCTGGAGGTGGGGGCCTATCAGAAGGTCGGTAACCGTGCCCGGGTCAATGACGCCGCCAAGGCGCTGTTACTGGCTCACGCGATCGGCCCGGACCTCGATCAGTTGGGCGCGAACTACAACCTGAAGCGCCTGGTGATCCAGGCGGCGGACTTGGCGGCGGTGCCGCCGGTGCCGGAGGTCAAGGAGCTGGACGACCCGTTTCGCGAGCGCATCCAGTTGGCGTTTGAGGGGCTGACCACGGCCGGGCCACGTGCTAGCTACATTCTGCACGCCCGTAACGCCTCGGGGCTGGTGATGGACGCCACGGCGGAAAGCCCGAAGCCTTGCTGCGTTACGGTAACGGTGCTGAGTTCCGAGGGGCGCGGCGAGGCCAGTCCCGCGCTGCTGGCTACCGTCGAAGCGGGCTTGAATGATGAAGACGTGCGCCCGCTGGCCGATCGGGTGACGGTGCAGGGCGCGCAGATTATCGACTATCGCATTAACGCCCTTTTGCACATGAACGGCGCCGGGCCTGAAGGGGATGCCAGTTTGGCTGAAGCCATCAACCGCTTGGCGAAGTGGATCAATCCGCGTAAGCGCTTGGGCGTCGAAGTCGCCCGCTCGGCGGTGGATGCGCAATTGCACGTCGCCGGGGTGTCCCGGGTTGAGCTGATCGGCTGGGTGGACTTGGCGCCGAGCAAGGCTCAGGCGGCATGGTGTACCGGCTATGAGGTGAAGCTGGCGGGGGCGACATGAAAAGCTTGCTGCCGAGCAATAGCACGCAACTGGAGCGCGCTCTGGAGGCGGCTTTCTACGAGCGAACCATTGTCCCGCTGCGCACCCTGTACAACCCCGACACCTGTCCAGTCCATCTGCTGCCGCATTTGGCGTGGGCGTGGTCGGTCGATCGCTGGGACTATCGGTGGTCGGAGGCGACCAAGCGCGCGGCGATCAAGGCGTCGTATTACATCCATGCCCGCAAGGGGACCATCGGGGCGTTGCGCCGGGTGGTCGAGCCCCTGGGCTATCTGGTTGAAATCATCGAGTGGTTCAACACCGTCCCCGAAGAGGTGCCGGGCACCTTTGCGCTGAAGGTCGGTGTGCTGGACACCGGGATCACCGAGGACATGTATCAGGAGCTGGAGCGTCTGATTGACGACGCCAAGCCCGTGACCCGGCATTTGACCGGTCTCGATATCACGCTGGAAACCCGATTGAACGCCTATGTCGGCTTCGCTGTGTATGACGGCGACGAGATCGATGTTTACCCCTGGAACAATCCCGATTTGGACGTGGTGATTCAGGGCTGCCACGGCGTTAGCGAATACAACCTCGACGAATTGGATGTGTACCCCCATGGTTGATAAAAACTCTATTTTCGGCGGCATGCTCACGACTCAGGGGGCCGCCAAAAAAACCAACTGCGACGCGCTGGGTATCCCGTGGGAGCCGCGTTACATGTTGATCGGTGATGCGAACGGCACCGATCCGGTGCCCAGTTCATCGCAAACCAAGCTGGTCAATCAGGTCTATCGCGCGCAGCTCAATCAGCTGCGCGTCTCTCCCACCGACGACAATGTGTTGATCGCCGAGCTGGTGTTGCCGCCGGACGTGGGCGGCTGGTGGATTCGTGAGCTGGCGCTGGAAGACAAGGATGGGGTGTTTTCGGCGGTGGCCAACGCCGCGCCGAGTTACAAACCCTTGCTTGCGCAAGGGTCAGGGCGTAACCAAGTGGTCCGCATGCACATCGTCACCAGCGGCACCGCGAACATTCAGTTAAAAATCGATCCATTGGTGGTGTTGGCGACACGTGAGTACGTCGATCAAAAGGTGCTGGAGGAGCTGGGCAAGCTGGACTTTAAGCACTCGGTACGGGTGGCGACCACCGCCCCTGTGGTGCTGGTCGGCCTTCAGACCATTGACGGGGTCGCCCTGGTTGCCGGTGATCGCGTGTTGGTAAAAAACCAGGCCGTGGCCAAAGACAACGGCCTTTACGTGGTGGCTGCGGGTGTGTGGGCGCGTAGCGCGGATGCTGACAGTAGTCTGGAAGTGACGCCCGGGCTGTTTGTGCATGTCGAGCGCGGCACCATCAACGGCGACAGCATTTGGCAACTGGTGACGGATGCGCCGATTGTCCTGGGCGTGACGGATCTGCTGTTTGAAATGGCGGCCGGGCGCACCGGTATCAATGCCGGCACCTACCGCAGTGTGACCGTGGACAAATACGGTCGGGTGGTGGGTGGGACCAACCCGACCACGCTGGCCGGTTATGCGATCACGGACGCCTTCACCAAAACTGAAACACTCGACTTGCTTAACGGCACGAGCCAAGTCCCTTTGGTGGAGGTCAACACCTCAAGGCCCCTGGTGGCGAACGAGTTGGGGCTTGTCCTGATTGATGCCAGCGCGGGGGCGTTGACGGTTGATCTGCCCGATGCCAACGCAGCGCTGGGCGTTCGTAGTGTGGTGGTGCGACGGGTCGATAACACCAGCAACCGGCTGACAATCAAGGCGGCCGTTGGCAACAAAATCAAGTTTTATACCCATCTGAATGCGGCCGGCTATTCGTTTTTTTACCTGATGGGGGCCGGGGATTATTGGCATTTGCGCAGTGATGGTAAGGGCAACTGGATACCGATTGCGCGCCTGGACGGTACGGCACTCGGGCGGCCCGTGTTTGAAACGACCACCGTATTGAATCCGGGTGGTCACGCTCCGTTGGGCAATAACGTCTTGATTCGGGCCGATTGGCCATGGTTGTGGGACCACGCTCAGCAATCGGGAATGCTGACCACGGAAGCCGCTCGCGCGGGTATGGAGGGCGGCTGGACCTCGGGCGATGGCGCGACCACGTTCCGCTGTCCAGATGCGCGCGGTAAATTCTTCCGAATCCTTGACGAGGCCGCCGGGATCGATCCGGGCCGTCCTGCGGGTAGCTATCGTCTCGATGACTTCAAGAGTCACAACCACTATGTGGGTTCCGGCGGTTACGGTACGCAGGCGATGGGCGGCGGGAGCATCACCTATGCCACCTGGGCCGGTGGTGGCACTGGCGCCGCTGGCGGTGCTGAGACGGTTCCGAAAAACATTGCCTATCCGGGCCGAATTAAAGTGATGTGAGGTGCTAATGAATATCTATGTGTTCGACCCGCTCGGCATCCTGACCGGGCCGTTTGAGTTGTCAGATTTTCCAGAAGTCCCGGGATTTGGCTCGTATCTGCCGGGCAATACCGTCCAGCTGGAAAAGCCTCTGAGCCCGCCCGAGGCTGGCCATGTATGGGCGCTGGTCGAGGGGAAGCCGCAACTATTGGCCGACTATCGCGGCATGGTTTTCCGCACGGAAGAACCAGGCGTCGCGGAGGAGTATTCCAAGCTTGGCGATCTGCCGGAAGGCCTGACCGCCAAGCGCTGGCCGGGTCAGTTCTACGTGTGGGCGGGTGGCGATTGGGTTATGGATGAGGCGGCGCAGATTGCAGCGGCGCAAGCGGGTGAGCGAGCGTGGCGCAATGCGCAAATTGCGAGCACCGATTACCTGGTCATGCCGGACTACCCGCTAAGCGCCGATCAACGCGCGGAGCTGTATGCCTATCGACAGGCTCTGCGCAACTGGCCGGAAGCCGGGCAGTTCCCGGAGCAAAAAGACCGGCCGGTGGCGCCAAGCTGGATCGCCGACCATCCCAAATAAACGCCCCGCACTGACGGGGCGTTTTCTTTTCCGTTATGCGTAACACAAACATCCCTGACAGCCTCGCTTATACGGGGCTTTTTCGTTTCTGGAGATTGAGCCTTATGAGTTTCTTTCACGGCGTCACCACCTCGCTGATCGACACCGGCGCACGGACTATTTCGCTGCCGTCGTCGTCGATCATCGGCCTGTGCGACACCTTCACCCCGGGCATTCTCGGCGGCGGTACGGCCAAGGCCGGCGAGCTGGTGTTGCTCACGTCCGAGCGCGAAGCCATTGCCGCGTTCGGCCCGGACTCGGCGATCACCAAGGCCGCCCAGGCGATCTACGTGCGCGCCAAATCGGTGATCGTCGCGATCGGCGTCCCTAAGCTGGAAGACGCGGCGCTGCAAACGTCCGCCATCATTGGCGGGGTGCTGGCCGATGGTCACCGTACCGGGTTGCAAGCGCTGCTCGATGGCAAGAGCAAGCACAACGCCCAGCCGAAACTGCTGATCGCCCCGAAGCACTCGGCCACCCAAGCCGTGGCCACCGCCATGGATGCCCTGGCCGCCAAGCTGCGCGCCATGGCCATCCTCGACGGCCCGAACACCACCGATGAAGCGGCCTTGGCCTACGCCCTGGAGTTCGGCAGCAAGCGTCTGTACATGGTTGATCCTGGCGTCAAGTACTGGGACTCGGTGTTGAGCGCAACGATCGACGCGCCGGGCTCGGCCTGGGTGGCGGGCCTGTTTGCCTGGACCGACGCCACGTATGGCTACTGGGCATCGCCGTCGAACAAAGAGTTTGTCGGCATCACCGGCACCACGCGCCCGATCGAGTACCTGGACGGCGACGAAACCTGCCGGGCCAACCTGCTGAACAACGCAAACATCGCGACGATCATTCGTGACGGCGGGTATCGACTGTGGGGTAACCGCACGCTGTCCAGCGATCCGAAATGGGCGTTCGTCACCCGGGTGCGGACCTGCGACATCCTCATGGATGCGATCCAGGCGGGGCACAAGTGGGCGGTCGACCGCTCGATCACCAAGACCTACGTACAGGACGTGACCGAGGGCCTGCAGGCGTTCATGCGCGACCAGAAGAACGCCGGTGCGGTGATCAACTTCGAGGTCTACGCGGACAAGGAGCGGAACACGGCCAGCCAAATCGAGCAGGGCAAAGTGTTCTGGCGTATCCGCTTCACCGACGTGCCGCCGGCCGAAAACCCGAATTTCCTCATTGAGGTCACCAACGAATGGCTGACCGAAGTTCTTGAATCCGCCTAAGGGGCTCGCACGATGATTCCTCAAGTTCTCTCCAACATGAACGCCTTTGTCGACGGTGTGAGTTTCGCCGGCGACGTGCCCACCCTGTCGCTGCCCAAGCTGACGCAAAAGACCGACGACTATCAGGGCGGCGGCATGTCCGCCCCGATCGAAATGGGCATGGGCCTGGAAAAGCTGGAAGCGGCCTTTACCACCAACGGCGTGCGCCGTGAGGCGCTGAAGTACTTCGGGCTGGCCGATCAGACCGCTTGCACCATCGTCTTTCGAGGCGCCTTCAAGGGCCTGAAAGGCGCAATCACGCCGGTGGTGGTCACCCTGCGCGGAGGCATCAAAGAGGTCGACATGGGCGACTGGAAGCCGGGCGACAAAGCGGAAATCAAGCACGCGATCAAGGCCATTTATTACAAGCTCGAAATCGACGGGCGCGTGATGTACGAGATCGATCCACTCAACATGATTCAGGTGGTCGACGGTGTCGATCAACTGGCGGAAGAACGTTCGGCCCTCGGCCTCTAAGGACTTATACAACATGGCTCAAGTAACCCAAGACACCACCGCGCCGACCTTGCCGAACTGGCTGAAGCTGAGCGATGAGGGCGTGACCGTAACGCTCAGGTACCCAACCCTGATCAGTGATGTCCTTACGGACGTGCTGACCATGCGCGCGCCCAGCGTCAAGGACTGGCGCGCGTCCAAGGTCGCCGGCAATGGCGACTACGAAAGACAGGAGCTGTCGTTGTTCGGCAGCCTGACCGGGCTGACCGAGGCGGAGCTGCTGACCTTGAAATACAAGGACTACCAACGCCTGTCGGCGGGCTATTTTCGCCTGGTCGAAGAAGACGACGTTTAACGCTGTCACGCTCAGGGACGCGGCTCAACGCTTGGCCAAAGAGACCGGTTTCTCGGCGGCCGAGATTGAAGCGCTGCCCTTCGATCAGATGCTGTGGTGGCTCACGGATTGAGCCGCCTTTGAATTCCCCGACGTATAGGGCACGCACATGGCGAACAAACTCGCGCTCGGCCTGGTCATTGGCGGGGCGGTCAGCTCCACGGTGGGCTTGGCGTTCAAGGACGTCACCAATCGCATGCAGCGCCTGGAGGCCGCCGGCAAGAAAGCCCGGGTGCTGGAAACGACCATTGGGGACACCATGCGCCTGCGCGACGAATGGCGCCGGGCGCACATGGCAGGCGAAAAGGGCGCTTCGGCGTTGCAAAAGCAACTCGAAAGCAACCTGAACAGCCTGAAGAAAGAAGGCGTGGAAGTGCGCAATCTGACCAAGGCCTACGCGGCCATGGGGCAGGTGGCGCACAAGGCCGAGCTGAAGGCCAAAGGTCACCAGCAACTCGACGAAGGCAAGCAGAAGCTCAAAAGCAGTGTCGGCCAAGCGGTGGCCGCCACGGCGGCGATGGCGATTCCGACCAAGGTCAGCGCGGACTATGGCGCGATCATTCGTGACATTGCGATCAAGTCGAACATTGCCAACAAGCCCGAAGAAGCGCAGATGTCGAGGAAGATTATCGACACGTCGCGGGACACGGGCATGGCGCGTAACGACGTGGCCGAGGTGGTCAACGCCCTGGTGGGCGCCGGCATGGAACTGGACAAGGCACTGGCCTATGCCCCGACCGCCGCCAAGTTCGCTGTGGGCCAAGGCTCCGACGGCGGCGAAACGGCGAAGATGATCAACGCCCTGGGGCAGAACGCCAAGATCACCGACCCGGCCATGATGCAAAAGGCCCTGGAGGCGATCGCCTACCAAGGGCAGGCGGGCAGTTTTGAAGCGGCCGACATGGCGCGGTGGTTCCCCGAGTTGCTGGCGGGGATGGGCAAGCTGGGCATCACCGGGGTGGATTCGGTGTCGCAACTGGGCGCCATGCTGCAGGTGCAAATGAAGACCGCCGGCGGCTCCGATGAGGCGGCCAACAACCTGAAAAACTGGATGGAAAAGATCGGCTCGGGTGACACGGTAACGGCCTACAAAAAGGCGGGGATCGATTATCAGGCGTCGATGAATACCGGTCTGCAGAACGGCAAATCCACGTTGGAATCCAGCTTTGAGCTGGCGCAAAAATACATCGCGGCGACCGATCCGAAGAAGGCCGCCGCCATGGCGGCCGCCACGGCCAAGATCAGCAAGGAGGCGGACCCGGAAAAGGCCAAGGCCATGATCGCGTCCCTGGAGCAAGCCTTGCGCACCGGCGACCTATTCGCCGACATGCAGGTCAAGGGCGCGCTGACGGCGTTCATGCAGAACAAGGAACTGTACGCCAGTCTGAAAAAGGACTCGGCCAATGCCACCGGGATCTTGGACAAGAACCTGGAGGAGCGCCGGCAGTCGTCGGCGCAGAAGTGGTCGGAAATGGCCCAGGGCATGGACGACGCCATGCGCGCGA